TGACGCCATAGCCGATAACGCGATAGATGCGGGCGCAATCGCCACGGGGGCAATTACCAATGCTAAATTTGCCGCTGGCGCCATAGATGCGGCAGCGATTGCAGATAATGCGATCGACGCTGGGGCTATTGCCACGGGGGCGATTACTAACGCCAAGTTTGCAGCGGGGGCGATTGATGCCGCGGCGGTTGCCAATGCAGCGATTGATGCCGCTACGTTTGCGGCGGATGTAGATGCCAAGATAGCCACTATGGTTTGGAACGCTGCAACCGCTTCTTACGGAGGTGCTGGGACGTATGGGCAGGCGATGGAAGACGCGCTTGCTGATACTAACGAACTGCAAGGTGACATTACTAATGGCGGACGGGTTGACCTACTTGTAGACGCGATAAAAGCAAAGACCGACCTTATTCCGGCTGCTCCTGCGGCTACAGGCGACATTCCTTCAGCCGCTACGATTGCTGATGCAGTTTGGGACGAGGCCAGCACGGGCCATACCGACGCCGGCAAAGCAGGGCAACAGCTCTGGACTGACGTTGATGCTATCCTCGCAGATACGGGAGAGCTTCAGACCAATCAAGGCAACTGGCTGACGGCCACCGGGTTCTCTACTCACAGCGCAGCGGATGTTTGGTCGGCAACCAATGCGACGCTCAGCCTTACCTATGCGGTGATAACTGAACGGCTGTATCGCTTTTTGATGAACAAGATGAACATTACCGACGCAACCGGAGCCGTTGCGCTGCGAAACGAGGCAGACGGTGCCGACCTGGCAACTCAGTCCATTACGGACAACGACACCACGACCGTTAGAACCGCTCTAACCTGGGCCTAAAAAATGAGCTTACACGCTGGACTTGATACGGTGGCAATCGTTAGCGGCGGGTGTTTCACCAAGACCTATACATCGGCCAACCCGGCCAACTTGGCAAACCTATACGCATCGCGGGGATATTATGAGGACGCCCCAAACTTAGCCATTAAAATCGTTACCATCGTAATGCAGATGTTAAACCACTTTGCCGGAGGTACTTTGTTATGACTGCTCGCATGATGACGGAGCAAGAAGTATTGGACAAAAAGAAGTCCGAAGAATTTGATTTTGAAAAGCTGCTCGAACCGTACCGGCAAGGTGGGACCGAAAAAACGCCTGTCCGCAGGACGATGGGAACTTTGATTGATTGGCTGGTGAATAAGAAAAAATATCCTGTCGAGGTTGCCGGCGGTGCGCTGCTGATTGTTTTTACTGAACTTTACAAGGGTAAAAAGCTTGAAGGTGATGGAACTTGGGGAAGCGCAGGAAACGAGTTGGCGCAGTATATCCGCCTCGCTTGTGACAACCTTTTGCAAAAGCAGATGCAGGATAAGGTTTACGCTGCCATCGCTGGTGGAAGAATGGCGATGATTAACGAGTTTATCCAGCGGGAAGTAACCCTTAAAACCTATCCACGATGGAGAAAGATTTTTACTCGCAAGAAATGGAAGCAATTACAAGAAGAATACCAAATGCTGATTGAATCGGCTGAGGGCAAATAGTGAGCTTGCACAACGGCCTTGATACGATGGCGATAGCGACCATTGGGATTTATTCTGGTACTTATGGAGCTGCTCATCCAGGCAACATCGCTAATTTATTTGCCTCGCTGGGCCTTTTTGAAGACGCTCCGTCGCCAACGACTCCAACCGTATTCAAGCGCGTCTGGGATTGGTTCTGGGAGTTTTTCTAATGACTGATAGACACTACATCGAGCGCGACCCGAGCGGAGGGCGACGATTGGAAGATAAGCAAAAATGCCCTAATTGCGACATCTTGTGGAAGCACCACGACGAGGATCGGCGCGAGCATAGAGAAGCCCTGAGCAAAGAGATTAAAAAGGTTATCGTGGAGGTCGAAAAGGTGGACCAGAAACTTGCAACGCAAGGGCGCGCTCATTCTGCGTTTGTGCCGAGGTGGATGTTTTTGAGTGCATTGGGCGCCGCGCTGACGTTAGGGTTAGGCATGGCACAATATCTGGCCAACCACATCAACCGCGGTAACGACGAGATCGGAAAGCAGATTGCCGTGGTGCAGCGCCGGATTACCGAGACAGACCAGGGGCGCGAGGCGCTGAAGGATAAATTGGTCGAGCTCCAATGGTCGGTCAATGCGATCGGAACCCGGCTTAGCTTAGTCGAATCTAAGATGGAACGATCGGCAAAGTGATAAGGGTATCAAACCTATGCATCCCAACCACTTGCGGTTACACTTGTGCAGGGAAAGATACTATACAAGAAAGGAGGACTTGCAAGTATTTTCCAGCTACTTCAAGTGAATGTCCTGAGTTTAATCTTAATGGTTATGGAGAGTGTAACTATCTAACTGCTCAATTCGAAGCATGGGCTTTATTAAAGAAGCCTGAATAGGAGGAACACAATGAGTAAGATTGACGCTATGTGGTTTTTTCAGAAGATGAGTCTTGGGCTTGTGGTAGTCAACGCTATTGGGATGGCTCTTGCAGATAAGAAGATTACAGTAAGTGAGATGATCCAGATTGTTCAACCTGTAGTTCAGGTAGTTGCTCCCGATGTAAAGATCATGCCTGAAGACATTCTTTTTGAAGAACGGCAGGATGGGTCAGTTGCTATCGTCCTAAGTGCTAATCTTGTCGACAAAATGGCGTTTAAGGTTTAACTACAATGATCGAACAGTTTAAGATAACTCTAAAAATGCTTGAGAGTCTTCTTCTTAGGGCAGAAGCTGATGGAGAGCTTTCTGATGGGGAGCTTACTGAGCTAAAAGATGCTTTCGAAGCTCATGTTGAAGCTCTTGAATACGAACTATCTATGCGAGAAGAGGCTCGGCAAGCTGCTCAGGCTGCTGGTGAGGATGGGCCAAAGGTGAAGGTTAAAATCTAATGGAAAAGATAGAACTCTTTCTAACAGCTCTTAAGCAACCTTCAACAATCAAAGGGCTTCTTGGTCTTGCGGCTGTTCTAGGTGTTAGGGTAACTCCTCAAGGCTATGAGGATGTCATAACTGGGATAGCTACGATCTATTTTCTCATAGCTATTTTTTGGCAGAAATCATAAATTTGCTACTGTAAAAAATTTACAACAGGGCGCATGGAACACGAAAACGAAAGTCAGATCACCCTCCCTGCAACTGACTCTGATCTTCAAGAGATCCTAGTCGAGTGTATTCGTTCGACTAAGTTCTTCTGTAAGACGTTTTTCCCAGACGTGTTCCATGCTCCTTTTTCTTCTCTGCATGACCAAATCTTTGAGCTTATAGATTCTGGTGAGAGAAAGATTGTGATAGCTGCTCCTCGAGGTATTGGTAAGACTAGCATCGCAATAGCTCTTTGTGCTAAGAAGCTTCTGTTTCAAATGGCTAACTTTATAGTCTACGTGTCCAACTCTAGCTCAAGCGCTGAGCAGCAGACTGAGAACTTGAAGTTTGAACTAAATGCTAACGAGTTTGTTAAGAAAGTCTTTGGCCCAATTAAGACAAAGTCTGCAGATGGTATCGACGAATCATTTTCAAAGAGGGCTTGGGTATCTTCATACGGAGCTATGGTATATCCCAGAGGTTCTGGCCAACAGGTTCGTGGTCTCCTCTATCACTCCAAACGACCAGACCTTATAGTAATCGACGATCTTGAAGATACTGAGACCGTAGCTAATGATGAACTAAGGCTTAAACGTAAGACTTGGTTCCATGCTGATCTTGAGAAGTGTACCTCGAGACTTAGCAAGGATTACCAATTCATCTATATTGACACTCTAAAACACGAAGACGCTTTACTCCAAGAACTTCTTGATAGTAGTGATTGGAAATCAGTTCGTTTAGAAATCTGTGATGACGACTATAATCCTTCGGCTCCAGACTTTATGTCGAAGGAAGATATTCTTGTTGAAGTAGCTGCTCATAGAGAAGCTGGGATGTTAGATGTTTTTTACAGAGAGTTTAGGAATATTCCTATTTCTAAGGAAGATGCTGTTTTTAAACCAGATTATTTTAAACACTACAATGAGCCTGATCTAACTAATCCAAAAGTAGGTACTCCTCCATATCTTACTAATGTAGTAATCTGTGATCCTGCTAAGACAGTTAAGTTACACTCAGCTGATTCTGCAATAGTGTGTTGGGGCATAGATAGGACTTCCAAGAGGATGTACTTTAGGGATTGTCTAGCCGACAAATACTATCCTGACGAACTGATTGAACAGGCACTGTTAATGGTTAAGCGCTTCAATGCTATAATCCTAGCTGTTGAAGTAACATCTTTAGAGCAGTTTATAGTCCAACCTTTTAAGAACCAGATGCTTCAAAAAGGAATCCACCCACAGTTTTTAGAGCTTAAGGCTGTAGGGAAGAAAGAAGAAAGAGTCGCTACACTTGCTCCACATTACCGTCATGGTTACATTTATCATAACAGAGCTGTATGTGGAAAGCTTGAATCTCAGCTAATGGGTTTTCCTAAATCCAAACGCTGGGATGTTATGGATGCTGCAGCTTATATAAGTAAGATTATGGAAACCGAAGGGCAGTACTTTGATCCTATAGACGTTGAGACTACTGAAGATGAGTTTAAGGAGCTTGAGAACGACAAGCCTTTGAAATATAAGAGGATGGTCTAATGGCTGAGAAGCGAGTGTATTTAGCTGATGTAGGTCCTTATATCTATGAGAACACAGATACTCTTGATGATACTGAAGGGATCTTTACTGGGAGACTTCAGAAAGCTCTTACTACTGATGATGCTATTCTTCTAATAGCTGGTGCAGATATAGTGTTAGAAGGTAGTGATACTGATCCTGGAAAGATTAAGTTTTTAGTAGGTACTGATACGACTCAGTATATTCTCCTAGGTGGAAAAGCTACTGGTCGTAACCTTAATATGTATTCTGACACAAGTGGAACTGGATCGTTTACAATAGGTAAAAAAGCCGATGGATCGTACAGTCTTTTAAATAACATTCTTATGGCAGTAGATGCTAATATCACCCTCGAGGCTTATGATTCTACTGCTTTAGGGAATGTAACGCAGATTGAAATAACTAATGCTGGCACTAGAAGTACCACTTATTACATTAGTGCTTCTGCGATAAGGCCTTCAGAAACTAAAGCTATCGACTTAGGAAGTGCTACCTACGCTTGGGACGATGTGTATGCTGATGATTTTCAGAATGTAGCTGATTTTCTTAGCTTAGATACCATAGATGATTTGGCTGCACTTGAACAAATCAAGGGAAGTGGTAAGATAGATCCTCGTACTGGGCTAGAGACCATAGATGATGATACCCTTCCTGAGTTTCTTAAGTCTAAAGACAAAGAAGGTTCTAAAGTTCTAACAGATGAGAGGGGTCGTCCTTATATCTCTTTTAGAGTACTCTCAAGCCTCCTCATGGGAGCTTGTAGACAGCTTAACAAAAAGATCTCGGTGCTTGAAGCTAAGCTAAATGCTACTGTAAAAAATTGACAACAGGGGATAAAATGCCTAGAATAATCTATGGAAGTCAGCAGAAAAGTAAGGGTAAGCCAGACTGGAATACGCTAAACTTTGACTACTCTTACCCCCAAGACTTAGCTCTCAAGCCTGGATCTAAGCTACACGATGAGATTGTTAGTAAGATTCTTGAGAGAGCTAATGAGTCTTATACTATTATGTCTACTAGGCACTCCTCTTGGAATGCTATAGATAGGGTCCTAACTGCTTATGCCATTCCTGATGAGGATGAGGAAAAGATTCAGGATGAGGATGAGAGAAAGCCAGTAACTATTATCTTTCCCTATTCTTATGCTATCTTAGAAACCCTCATCTCTTATCTAATGACTGCATTTATTCAAGATCCTATCTTTCGCTATGAGGGATGGTCGCCTGAGGATACCATAGGTGCAATCCTTATGGAGAAGATAGTTGAGCACAACGTATGGCATAATAAAGTAGCTCTTGACTTACATACGTTTTTTAGAGATTCACTAAGCTATGGCTTTGGAGCTGCTGCTCCTTGGTGGTATGTTGAGGAAGGGCAGAAAATCAGGAAGGTTCCTCGTCTTAATCCATTCCTTAAGTTTATGGGGATAGATAAGGTTACTGGATATGATAAAGTATTAGAAGATGTTACTATCTACGAAGGAAATGCTCTATCTACTATAGATCCTTATCTATGTCTTCCTGATCCAAACACTCCAATCCACAAGGTTCAGGATAGTGAGTATTTTGGTTGGATAGATTCGACTAACATCTATGATCTCTTGAGTGAGGAACGTAGTAATGAAGACTTATTTAATATAAGATACCTTAAAGAAATCAACAATAAGACTTCTTCACTAGTAGCTGCTGAGGGATCTTCCAGGGAAGAGCGAACGCTTGAGCCTAGTAGGATTAAAGAAACTTCAAACACTACTAAAACCGATCTAATCCATATGTTCGTTAAACTAATCCCTGCTGAATGGGAGCTTGGGCCAAGTGAGTATCCTGAAAAGTGGCAGTTTTCTATTGGGGCCGACGAGGTTTTGGTCAAAGCTAAACCTCTTGGTCTTAACCATAATCGTTTTCCCATCGCTATTGCTGCTCCTGATTTTGATGGCTACAGTACTACACCAGTTTCTCGTTTGGAAATCTTATATGGTATGCAGCATATTGTAGATTTTCTCTTTAACTCTCATATTACCAACGTTCGTAAGGCAATCAACGATATGTTTATAGTTGATCCTTACATAGTTAACGTAGACGACCTTAAGAACCCTAAACCTGGTAAGATCATTAGAACTCGTCGACCTGTGTGGGGAAAGGGAGTTAAAGATGCAGTTCAACAATTTGCGGTTAATGACATTACTAGAAACAACATCTCCGACGTTACTTTTATCGTGGAGTACATGCACAGGATATCTTCCGTGGATGATGCCGTTATGGGATCTCTTAGATCTGGAGGTCCCGAGAGACTTACTTCAGCAGAATTTGAGGGGACTCGGGCAGGTATGGTTTCAAGGATGGAACGAATAGCGAAGATTATAGGTATCCAAGCTATGCAAGACATAGGATACTTCTTCGCCTCTCACACTCAACAGCTTATGAAGGAAGAAACTTACATTAACATAACTGGTGAGTGGTACGAAAGGCTACTCGAGGAGTATGGAAATAGTGGTCGGATAAAGAACGATCGCCTTAGAGTTTCCCCTGATGATATTCTAGTTGACTTTGACCTCCGTGTTCGAGACGGGTCTGTCCCTGGAGGTAATTTCTCTAGAGTCTGGATGGACTTGTTTAAGGAAATAGCTACTCACCCAGAGCTTCAGCAATCCTTCGATATTGTTCGTATCTTTAATCACATAGCTAGAAACTCTGGAGCTAAGAATGTTAGCGAGTTTAGAAGGGTGAATGTAGGAACTATGCCTAATGAACAAGTCCTTAACGAGGCCCAGAAAGGAAATCTTGTACCGATACAGGGAGGGTTAGGTAATGCCAACATTGGGGCAGCTCAGGGATTTTAAATCATCTGATATCTGGGAGATGATTGTTGGAGAGCTTTTAATTCGGATAGAGAACTTACGTTCAGAAATGGAGGATCCTGATGGCAATCTAAGTATTGACAAACTGCGACAAATGCAAGGAGGGATTAGGGCATTTAGGGAAGTAAAGGATACTGTGTTGGACTATCTTATGACTCAAGTAGAAGAAAGGAAGGATGTTAATGGACTTGAATAATGAAATAGAGGAGATGATCCAAGAGATCACTCCCGCTAAGGCTTCTGACGAGAGAGAAGCTTTTGGAGAAGAGCCTAAGGAAGAGCCTAAAGAGGCTCCTAAGGAAGAACCCAAAGAGGAGCCTAAACCTGAGGAATCTCCTGTTGAAAAAAATTTACAACAGGAACAGTCCAAAGGCGAGCCAGTTAAAGAGGAGCCTTCTCAAGAAGAGGTAGTTGAGCCTAAAGAAGATCCTCGAATCTTGGCTATGCAAGAGACTATTAACCAGCTTTCGCAGCGTCTCTTACAAACTCAACCCGAGGCCCAGCCCTCCCAGGCTCCACCAGTGGCAGCCAAACCTGAACCACCCCAGCCACAGGTTGAGATGGATCTTTCAAAGTTTCAAATCCTACCTGAGGGGGTAGAGTTTGAAGATGTAGTAAACGACAAGTCTGTGTTCGAAAGATTTATGCGTGACTTGTTGAATCGTTACGAGGTAAGTCGAGTGAGACGCGACACCCTTGCGGCTCCTCAACTTGTCTCGCGCCAAGTGCAGTACTTCCTTGGATTGAACGAAGCGGTTAGAACATTCTATGAAACCAACAAGGATCTTGCTACTGTAAAACCCCTTGTTGGTGCTTTTACTAATCGCTTAGTAGCTGAGCATCCAGACTGGTCTCTTCCTCAGGTTATGGAAGAAGCAGCCAAAGCCACTCGTCAGGCTCTAGGCACTGGCCGTGTAGCTGTGCAACAGCAGCAGGCTACTTCTCAGCCACAAAAACAAGTCAATCCATCTTTTGCAAAACAAAGTTCTGCACGACAGTCTAAGCCTGCTCAATCGAGCAAACTCGAGAAAGAAATTGCTGATCTTATCATGGACTAGGAGGAACTAAAATGAGTGAGTTTCAGAAGTATATCGCTAAGGACATGCTTGGGACAGTTCCCTTGTGTGTTAATCTTACAGCTACCACTACTTCCTACCAGATGAAGCCTGGAGATCAGGTCATTCGTGCGACCTCCTCTGGGGATGACGGAGTTGGGATTATCTACCTTCCGTCTGTAGCCGAAGCTGCTGGTAAGTTTTATTTCATCTATGCTCCGACTGGAGCCTCGGCTGGTGATATCTCTCTATACGTCAAAGAGACTGGCGCTGAGCTGACAACCAACGGTGACATGGATGCTGATGATGACCATATTCTGCTCTTTAGTGATGGTGTTAACTGGCGGACTATCCTTGACGGTGTGGCGTAAGGAGGTGCTTGAATGAATGCGTTTTGGACTGAGACGTTGTATAACTACCTTAAGCCTCGTACGCTTACGGGTACTACAGATATAGACATTAGTGCTGCTGTCTATACTGGGTTTGTTGAGATCCTCAACATAGCTCCTACTGCCGCTATCCGAGATATGGCTATCTATCTTGATTTCGACAAGGAGACTACTGGCGTTAATGATGTTGCTACTAACAACGATACGTTAGATGCTCAGGTGTTTACCAAGATTGATGGGACTGTCTATGTGGCTATCGAGTCTATGACCCAGAAGACCTTGACCGGAACGTTTGGGCTGGCGGCAGGGGGTGGATGGACTATTAAGATCCCTGCTCTCGACACGACTCAGGATCTCTCTATTCGTGTCAAACTGTCTGCCGAACGTGCGGATGCTGAGATTCCCTATCGTATCGTGTACTGCTCTGAAAAAACCCCAACTGTTACAGCAGTGGCTGCTGGTTAACTTAGATTAGGAGGACTTATACAATGGCTGGTTTTCTTGGTATGCGTGGAACAGGTGATTGGGCTACTGATCAGCGGCCTATGAATTGGCGTGAGTCTATTCTCTATCTGTATCCCAATGGAGATGCCCCTCTCACGGCGTTGCTTTCTAAGATGAAGTCTGAGAAGGCCGATGATCCTCAGTTTCACTGGTGGACTAAGGCTCTTCCGACTCAGAGAGCTACCATTACTGAAGTCTACACTGATGCCGCTCTCAGTTCTGCTTACGCTAGTGGTGGGGTAGCTGGGACGGTTCTCTATGCTAAAATGGCTGCTGCTGACGCTACCCATTTTCGCATTGGGCATCAGGTTATCTTTAGGCTCTCCACTAACTATCTCTACGATATTAATGGGAAGGTTGTTGCATCTGTTCAAAACAGCACTTCATCCTACGTGGCTGTTAAGCTCCTTCAGGCGGATTCTAGTAACTACGTAGCCTCCGCTGACACGATGCTTGTCATCGGTAATATCAACTCTGAAGGCGCTCCTATGCCTGATGCTATTACCTACGATCCTACGAAGTTCTACAATTATACTCAGATCTTTAGAACTCCTCTGGAGATCACTCGTACGGCTCGTAAGACTCGGCTTCGCACTGGGGATGCCTACAAGGAAATGAAGCGTGAGGCGTTGGAACTCCATTCTATTGAGATGGAGAAGAACTTTATCTTCTCCTATCCCCTTGAGACCACCGGGGATAATGGGAAGAAGGAGCGCACCACTGGTGGAATCATCTACTTTATTAACAACTATAGTGGTGTTACTTCTAACTTCATCACTGACACCAGCGTAGTTCAAGGCAAGACCTGGAACGCTGGTGGGGAGGAGTGGCTGGACTACTACCTTGAGCAGATCTTCCGTTATGGTAAGGAAGAGCGTCTTGCGTTCTGTGGGTCTGGGGTCCTTCTGGCAATTAACAAGCTGATTAAGCTCTATGGTAACTATCAGCTCACTCCCAAGACCACTAGTTACGGTATTAAGGTCATGGAGTGGGTGACGCCCTTTGGGGTGCTTTATCTCAAGCGTCATCCTTTGTTCTCCTACGAGACCACCAACCGTAACTCAATGCTTATTCTTGCTCCGGAACAACTCATCTATCGTTACATCGACGATACTACGTTCTATGATGATCCAGAGAAGAAGAACACTGGGTATACTCGTAGGGATGGCACCAAGGAAGAGTTCCTTACTGAGTGTGGTCTTGAGATCCATCATCCTCAGATGTTTGGCTGGCTTCATGGTTTTGGTAGTGATAATACTCAGTAGTTAACACTTATGGCAGGGAGAGGCTTCGGTCTCTCCTTGCCATAAACTACACAATAGGGACATATAAGATGACTCTATTAAGTACAAGAACTCTGGCTGTTAAACTAAGTGGTCGTTACGACTTGGTTAATGAAGATGGAGCTACTCCTGAAGCTGGCACAGATAATGGGATGAATAGTTTTATAAATTCTGGCCAGCGGTATCTTGATATGCTCTTTGACCATAAGAAGGCTGATGGAGTGAGTTATCACTCTATAGCTATCGGTACTTGGTACCTTCCCCTAACGAACATTAGAGCAATTGAAGATATCTGGGTTAATCATACTACAGAATCTTGGAGACTTGAGAGAAAGTCACTTGTGTGGATTAAGGAGAACTATCCAGACCTAATTAGCTCTACCACTTCAGGTGATGCTCTCTACTGGTCTCCTGCATTGCTTAGAGGTATAAGCGTTACAGATAAAGACTCCCTAGGAGCGTTCTTTAACTACGCTCTAACTGAAACTGCGTACGAGAATTATTCTGGAATAGTTATCCTTCCTCCTACTGACGTAGCTCTGATCGTTGAGATTAGGGGAAAGTTTTGGAGTCCTACTCTAACCAACGATACTGATACTTCCTATTGGACAGAAGTTCATGAGATGGCTCTAGTGTGGGCTACTCTAAGGCAGTTGGAGATATCTTACCGAAATAAGGAGGGTGCAAGTGATTGGGAACAAGCTATAGCTTCCTACGCTATGGGCCTGGATAAGGATGAAATCCAAGAACAAATCTCATCTGTGGATACTCTAGAGGGCTAAATGAAGGGGTTTGACTTTCCATATGAAGGATTTAAAAAGGGTCTCAGACCTTACTCTACTAATCCTCGTAACAGTGATTTTGCTGTTGAGTTGTTTAATCTCGCACCTTCTGAGATGGGGCTAACTGAGCACGAGCAGATTTGGGACATAGCTACGGCAGATGTAGAGTGGGGAGGTGAAGGAGCATATACTCCAGCATCTATTACTCGAACGATTACTATTCGTGTAACAGACTATGTTGATTCCTCTGAGCTTGAGACAGTCACAGTCTTTTTAGATGGAGTTTCTCAGGGGACTACTGATTCCAATGGAGAGATTAGTATAGCTAGTGTGGCTGTAGGTGGGCATGAGCTTAAGTTGACTAAGGCCACTTATCTTGATTCAGATGTTGATGATCTTTATAACGACTATATATTTGTGATCTAGGGTGTGAAATGGCGGTTGTATTTACTATTAGTCTAAAACAGGCTGGAGCTTCTATCCTCTATACTCCAATTAACAAGTACTCTCAACAAATAATAAAGAGTGGCCAGGGGCAGTCATTTAACGTTCAGTTAAAAACTTTCACTGGGCTGTTCGAAGAAGATGATACTTCCTACATTCTTGAAGAAGATGATTCTATAATTCTTGAGGAGGCGTAGTGGCAAAGATCTCTGATATGACTGCCTTATCAGCCGAGCCTGCTAGCGGAGACTTGTTTACGATAGTAGACGTCTCTGAGGCAGATGCAGCTAATAAGAATAAGAAGATAGCCTATAGTACGCTTAAGACAGGAATTACCACTTCTCTCGACTCGCGAGTGACTGCAGTTGAAGGAGATATTACTACGATCCAAGGAGATATAACTACCATCGAGGGAGATATTAGCGATGTTGAGGGTGACATAACTACTCTTGATGGTAGGATAGATACCCTAGAGGCCGAAAACGATGTGTTCGTGAGTAATGGGGATGGAGGGCCGTATGTAAGTGGAACCTCCCTAAACATTCCAAGTAGTATATCCGACTCCTCTTGGAAATCCATAGGTCCTACTGATGCTGGATGTGATGTTACTTGGACTGCTTTAGATAACATCCCAACTGATGTATTTTGGATTGAGGTAAGAATACTCTGTGCTGTTACAAGAACTTCTACAGCTGCTAACGTATTCGTTAATTATTACGCTACGTCTTTTGAATCTAATGTATCTGAGGGAGTATCTACTAACATCTTCAAGATGGTTGGAAGATGCGCTGCAGGTGAATATCTATCTAGTTCTGGAGTGCATAAGATCCCAGTAAATTCACGAAAGTTTTATTTCTATAGAGATATTAATGATTCTGACGACACTACTTCAACCATGTGGCTAATTGGTTACGGGTTTAATTAAGGATCTTCCATGACTGCTATTACCTCCTGGACTGTTTCTAAGTGGCCCTTCGATATGGTTAAGTTTCTTAACTACTACACTATCATTATGCACGATGATGGGACTAACTTAGATTTATACGAAGCTTACTGTGGAACAGATGATGTTTGGGTAGCTACTGAATGTATCCAGAATATAGTAGCCTATCAACCTACTCAAATCTATCCCCTTAATTGGGACTTTGCAGATTTTGATTGGTTCTATGGGATGGCCTTTGCATACATTAGTAATGGCACTCTTAGTGTAAAATGCTACCAGCGCGATCCTTCTTTAGCCTCTGGAACTACTGCCATTACTGCTCTTCCAAGTGATGCATGTCCTACTTTCATCACCTGTTGTAATTTCAAAGGTCAGCCCATTTTAGGCGGAATCATCTCAACGAACCCGACATGGACCCAACTTGGATTATCCTCCGTAGTTTGGGGCGCTATCGGTCAATGGGAGTTCCGCCCACAGATAAACCGTACAGCCGGCTTCATTAGAATGCCTTGGAGCGATTGGGATGAAGGGCGTGTACTTAAGGTTAATAGGCTGGGTGATCGTGTTATCGTTTATGGGAATGGGGCTAGCTGCTCTCTTACACCCTATAGTGAGAAGTATGCTACAGGGTTTGCTTTGGATGATAAGGTCCTTGGCCCAGGGATATCCCACGGATTTCATTGGGCTGGGGATTATGATAGGCATTTAATCTTAGGTAATGATAATAACTTATATCTAGTTAATGAAACTGGAGATTTTGGTAAAGCTCTTGGGTTTAAAAAGCTTGGCTACAAAGAATATATGGAAGAGCTTCTTGCCAGCGCTGAGGACTTCGCTCCTAATACCCCAATCTGTATGTCATACGATAAGCTTGGTAAGAGGTTTCACCTATCAGCTCCTAATTTTTCTTACGTTCTTACTGATCAGGGCCTCTACAAATCCCATCAGTCGACAACAGGAGTTGGTAGATACAGGGGAAAGAAGCTTACTGGATTTACTATAGACCAAGCAGATTATGAAGGAAGGATGGTGAGTGATACTATTGATAATCGTCTTAGGGGTATGAAGACTGTTGAGACTCTTGAGTTTGGTCTTGACTCTGGAAGTAATGCTTATGGAGGAGTGGATTTTAAATACGCTTATCCAACTAATAGTAGCTATCGTACTTCTACTCTTAAACCACTGGGACACGAAGGAATAGTCTACCCTGGAGTAACGGCCTCTGATTTTAGGGTAAGACTAAAGGTCTCAGATTATCGTGATGGAGTTAAGCTTGACTATGTAAATGTTAAGTGGAAACTGCCTGATAAGAGGTCAGTAAGGGGTTTGTATAATGCTAACAAGGCTCAGTCCAGACAAGATTAGTGAGGCTTGGCCTATGGTTTATAGAGCCATTAAAGCCTCTTCTATCTCTCTGGCAGATATGACTGAGGATAGAGTTAACAATGTCTTAAGGTCTCTCATGACTGGACATGCTACTTGCTGGATTCATGAGAGGGAGAGTACTATAACTACTCTAATCATTACTACGATCACAGAAGAACCAATAAGTAAGACCCTAAACCTATTAGTATACTGTGCCCATATGTTTGCTAAAGTTAAACCAGATGAATACATAAAGATGGCTAAAGGCTTGGGGGAGTATGCTAAGGGAGTGGGCTGTTCACAAGTAATCCTCTACTGCTCAAATAACAAGCTAACAGAATTACTAAAATCCAATGGTGCGTTAGCGACTTATACGTTAGTAGTCTTTCCCCTGTTGTAAAATTTTTACAATAGGAACAAGGAGGAAACATGGCAAGTGCTGGCGGTGGAAGTAGTGCAGGTAGAATAGACTTTCCTACCCATATGAAGACCATTCACCAGGACTGGTTGAACCAGACTGGGACTGATACTATTGAAGATAGTATGGTCGACATAATGAATGATAATCTGGGTGGATCTCCCTATGCTGCCATGACTGCGTATGATCCTGCTACCCCATTAGGTAACATGGATACTGCTGTTGGAGCCTTTAACACTAGGGTTGATGCAGTAGACCCTGATGGAGATTGGGTCACTGCTCTTGGCACAGTCAAGACTGCATTAGACACTAACGTATTTGATGATACTTATATCACAGCTGATATTGCGGCTCTTAGAGCCTCTATAGATTCCCAACTTGAGAACGACGTCTTGCCGAGATTTCAGGGTGGAATGAGAGACATAAATGCTGTGATGTCTTCTGCTTTTGTCATAGGTGAGTCAATCATAGAGGGAATGGCCACTACTGATATTACAAAGTATGGCACAGAGCTACGTTTAAAGCTTAACATCCAAAGAAACGATGCAATCTTAAAAGGCACTGAGTCGGTTGTAAGGAATATCTTTGCGGTTGTTGAGCTTGAGAAGAATGTAGCTCACTATACAGTTGAAGCTAATAGGATGCGTATAGCAGCTTTAAAGGAGAAGAAGGATACTGAGAACTCTATATCTGTTAAAAATGGAAGATGGGATATAGAAACTTTCCAATATGGTGCAAACCTTCTTGCCTCAATCGGAGGTGGAACTGTAGTGCCTACGTCTCAAGATGGTGCTACATCTTTTCAAAGCGCTCTTGGAGGAGCCTTAGGTGGAGCAGCTATAGGTTCGTCTGTTAGTGGTAGCAACCCGTGGATTACTGGAGGTGGGGCTCTTATAGGTGGATTGTTGGGAGGGCTTAGTTAATGGCTAACACTGCTTTTATAGAGGAGTAGAGGATTTGGCGATGGCGAAAAAACCGTACCCTGGGTCAGCAGTAAGCGGATCAGCGACACCTGGAATGGGCTATGTTGATTATGGTGGAGATGTTGGGATTGCGGCAACGTATAACGCAATTCCAGGCATAAACTCTATCAACCAAGGCGGGGATGCA